ACAAAACGCGTTGCAGTATGCTGCCTTCTTGCGTGGTAGTGTTCTATACGCCATTTTTAACCTTTTTAACATAAATTATAACTAATTTAAGATTATTAAATCAATATAAAATCAATTTATGAAATGATTTTTCAATATATATTTTTGTTAGAAAATATCATAACCAAAACAAATATGTCTTCAGCATTACAATAAGACTCTGACAAATATATTAAAACGCACAGTAAGTTCTTTTATTTTGTGTTCCATTACAATTAATGCATTACGTCATATCATCTTTGCATTAATACCATTATGTCCACAATAAATATTGCAAATGTGAACAAACTTATGTTCAATTACTTTTTCAAAAGCAATTTTTTTATTATTAAGCATAAAATGATAATAAAATAATGCTTCAGGGCGCGTTGTTGTTAAATCGTCTCTATTAATATCGTTTTCCCAATCAGTGCAATACTTTAAATAATTATCGTATAAATTTTGCAATACATATATATTATTTTTTTTAAAGATAAAATAAAAATCACATAATGATTTATCAGATAATTGTTCATGAACGATTATATCATGATTTGCTAATAAATCGTTGATTTTTGCATAATCTATTGATTCTATTGAATTATCTATTAGGTTTAATGACAAAATGCTATTGCCATGTAATGTCGATATATCTATTAGGTTTAATGCCATTTTAATATGATAAAAAAAAGATAATATTCTATATGGCTGTTGATAAAACTGATTAAATTTCGGCACGCATGGATAATCTATTAATTTATTGGCAAATATTGACTTATCGTAATCATATATATAATATGATATTATCATTAAAAATATTAACTAAATCGTCATATGTTATAATATACTTAGTTAATATTTTTGGCGAGGAGTCATAATATATTTAGTTGACACCTTAGGAATATTTTTTGGCTGAATGTTTCTGGAAAACCCAAAAAAAACAAAATTTAGTATTGATGATATTTTAATGTTTTAACTTGAATATTAATTTGATCGGTATAAATGTCAAATATTAAACATAATAAATCATCGGGCTCATGAACAGTTATTTGCACAGCGATATTTGTCCAAATATTCGCAAGAATGTCTTGTGTTTTATAAAATATAACCGGCTTATGTAGTTTAATAAAGTCAAAGTTTATTATATCTTTGTCAGATAAGATTTCAAAAGACAATTGGTATAACCCTTTTTCTTTAATATCATAGCCAATCCAACACCATGGACAGATGTCAGTTTTTATTTTATTAAAACAAATGGTGTCATTTAATAGCATCATTTGGGAATTATTATCAATTGATGCATACCAAACATTATCTGAAAAAATATACTTGTTAATCGTAAACTCAATGTTTTCAAAAAAACGCAATTTAAAAAATGATAAATCGCGCACTATTACGCCTTCATTGCATAAATAGTTTATAGGAAATAACTCAATGAATTTATTTAGGGTAAAATGTAGAATAAGGCTATTTGTTTTATTAGTCATTATTTGATGGTATATCAAATTATAAAAATCCTTTAGGAAATGTATAGGAAACAAATAAAAATTATCATCGCAGGCGTTTGGATGTTCTAATATTGATACTATATTTAGTTTAGTAATGTCAATATTTAAAAAATCTTTCATGAAATAAATGTCAAATCGTGTAATACAAACTATATCATATAATACTTTATTTTGATCAATATACTCAAGTAATATTTGTATTACTTTTAATAACTTAGTAAATTTACCATAGATTCCTTTATTTATGCTTGGGTCTATATCTATATCTAAACAAAAAGCCTTAGGGGAATAACAGTCTAATAATTCTAAAAAAATATCACTTGTTGCAGAGCATAGAAATGTATCTATTATATAATTTTTTTCAAAATGATTAATTAAGGTAGTTTTAATATTTTTGATATAATGCCTAAAATCTATATCATTGATGTTATTTAAAAAATGTCTATAATTTTTTTGGTAATGTATACCATTAAATAATAAAGCCATGCGTTTGTTTGACATATATTATATAATATAAAATTATTTACAGACGGGCAGTCTCAATAATAAACGGTCGTTGGGTGTCACACGGGATTATAAAAAGTGGAAAAACTAATTAAATAATGTCAATATTTAATATATATGCGTTTATACGTATCTTTGGGTGCTCAATGTAGTGTGCCTGTTTTGTTTGATAGATTAGGGTTAAAAAATGAAACTTTACCATTTGACTGGATGTTTTCAACACCATAGTTTGTATATACGATAATAAAAATGTTATTGATTGATAAAAAAGAAATAGACGATATTGTTGATAATCATTTTTTTAAATGCGATAAAAGAGCATGCTTGCACAGTATAAAACATTTTATATTAAATAATGATGGTCCGGTCTTAGTAAATTCAAAACATAGTGTTTGTTTTCCTCATGATACTCCATTAAGTAGAGATAAATATATACGAAGAATGGAAAGATTCAAAAAAATACTATTAGATAATGACAACTACATTCATTTTGTATATGTTTCCGTTTCATCGAAACATAGTGGAAATTATACAATTGATGGCGTTGAAATTATACAAGAGTTATATTCATATATCGAACAAATACATGACATTCTCAAAGGTATAAGAACCAATTATAAAATATGTGTATTTGATGCAAATAGGCCTTCTGATGTTATAACCCCAAATAGCGCTTATATTATTTATTATGACATAGAACCTAAAAATTCATGTGTGGACTTATTGCCAGAGTTAATTGACAGATGTAATAACTCTGGCAATAAGATTATATAAAAAATAATTTTATTTAGCACTAATTGTGCTTTGCGTTATTCATAATAAGATTAACTAGACTCCCAAAAATTTAAAGGAAATGTGGATTATAATCGGGTTTAAATATAAGAAGATATTTTTGCAATATAGGATGAAGATTTGGTTTATCTTATCATAACATACCTTGATACGAGATCAAAGAAGTTAACTATGAAAAAAAATATTGCCTTTTCTTTGATATAATGGCGAAAATTTATGTCTTTATAGGGCGAATATTCATGGTATAAATATTCGCCCATATTAGGTCAATCCTAATCTTCAATTGCACATCAATTGCACTTCAATTGCATTTCATAACAAAAACAACTGATTAATTAATGCACAATGCAATATAAGGATATCGATGTTATTGCACTATGCAATAACCAATATGTTTGTGCCATCAAAAATATTGGTTATTGGATAAATGGGCGTCTTTTCGTGGAATAACAATCTTATTTTACTTTGTTAATTTACATTGCATTGCATTGCATTGCAATGCAATGTAAATATAATATAATATAATATATGCAATATGATATAATTATTGTCGGTAGTGGAATTGCAGGGTTATACTCCGCATACCTCATAACAAAATTAGCGCCTAATGTCTCTTTTGTTATACTCGAAAAAAACCGTAAAAAATGGATTGGCGGGCGAACTAACAATGATTCCTTTTATGGAACAAATATTGTGACTGGTGCGGGAATAGCGCGAAAAAATAAAGACAAACTATTACTTCGGTTGTTAGACGAATTAGAAATAAAGTATTCCGAGTTTAAGGTTAATCCATATTATTCGACGGAACTTAACATTACGGGTATTAATGCGATAATGCAAGAGTTAAAAAAAAATAATCGTAACGCAAAAGGCACCTTTGCGCAATTTGCAAGGAATTTGTTATCCGATAAGAAATATAATGATTTCGTAATATCTTCTGGATACCATGATTACGAACATGCTGATGCGAATGACGTAATGACCCGGTATGGAATGGAAGACAACGCATGTTGTTGGACGGGCATTGCGGTTAATTGGAAACAATTAATCAATGCATTATGCTTATTTATATCTAATAAAATAAAAACATCGCAGAATGTAGTTAATATTACGAAGACAACACAAAACAAATTCATTATTGAAACTGCAACTGGAAAGAAATATTTCTCAAATAAGGTTATACTTGCTACTACAATCGCATCCTTGCGTCAATTATTTCCTTTGCCTATATATGATAGCGTGCAAGGCCAACCCTTTATACGAGTATATGGTAAATTCAATCGCGACTCGGCAGAAATAATGAAGAAATACATAAAGGGATACATAATTGTTCCGGGGCCATTGCAGAAGGTAATACATATGTCAAATGGCGTTTATATGATTGCTTATTCAGATGGCGCTAATGCTAACTATTTAAAAAATTATATAAAAAACAATGTAATAAATAGGGAACTATTTCGTGATTTATTGATAAAGGCATTGGGAATTATTGAGCCATTGCAATTGCTGTCAATCAAAGGATACTATTGGGACATTGGCACACATTACTATTCCCCTTTGTCAGATAAATATAAAACCCGTGAAGAATTTATTCGTGAGGCGCAACATCCTATTCCTAAAGGTCATAACGGTCATAATGGTCATAATGTTCCTTATGGTCATAATGGTCATAATGTTCTAGTTGTCGGAGAAGTTGTATCATTGCATCAAGGATGGGTAAATGGTGCTTTGGAGAGTGTCCAAGCGGTTTTAACTAAAAAATGGATTAATAGTGATACAATATTATAACAGTCCAAAACAAAGTGGCTTTTACAAAAGCCGGTTTTTTGAATTAGAAACTATGCAGTAATATTATGCTTGTGCTGTGCATTTGCATTTGCATTTGCATTTGCATTTTCCTATGCCGATGCCGATGCCGATGCCGGTGCCGGTGCAGGCGCACGTGGTAGTTGAGAATAGGGCGAGTAAATATCCGTGTCGCCATTGTCGTATACAATCGCTGTCTCTCCTGTCAGGGTATTATACCATCTGCTTACCTCTCTACGCGTTCTCATTTGCACGAATGGACAGTCTGGGTTTTTGTTGTTTATACAACAATGGGAGCATACCTCGCAGTGGGAGCAGTAGGTATTCAGAGGGAGGCCACATGAAGGACAGGAACAGTCAGACATTTTTTTCCTAAGATGGCAATGTTTATTATACCACTTACAATAAACATTTATTAAATAAAATAATAATCATTTTTCTAAAACAAGCATAATAGGTAAGTTTGGCATTACACTCCATTATCACCAATTTATATTATATTGCAAAAATCACGTTATAATTGGAAGATTTATAACCGAATTTACAATATTTTATTTTATTTATTATTAAATTTCTTATAAAAATTAATAATAAATAAAAGAAATGGAGCCCGCTTCAGTCAAAAAAATATACAGGAAATCTACGCCATTGCGCGGACTTCCCCAATCGCTGCATTTGCTATGGCAAAGGCGTCCCGCGCTGTAATAATGCAGGAACAGAAAGATACGCGAGCAGATATTCTCTTGCGTATGCAAGAGGTTATAGAGAAGTCTGGCTTGCATCTTCCCCCATACGAAGCTGGAGATTTAGCAGTTTTGATATCTTACGCAGAAGAAAGACAAATACCGTTCGACCGTGCTTACATAAACACACTCTCGAGACTTCAGGAATTCGTGGTGGCGTTCAATGATCTAATTAGATTCTGCGCCCCTCTCCAAGAAGAACCCGTGGAGGAAGAATGTTCGTCTAGTATTGACGAGGCTACAACAGCACAGCCACACAAAGACAGTTGTGCCACAACTGCCGGGCCTAGTGTCTTCAGCAGTAAGGCAGTAGTGTGCGATTCATCTAGCGATGACATGGATTTTACAATGCCAATAGTTAGTGTTGTAATGAAGCCATTCGCAAAGAACTTTTTCGCGTTTTCAACACCGCGTCCAAGTCCAAGTCCAAGTCCAAGTCCAAGTCCAAGTCCAAGTCCAAGTCTAGGTCTCATAGGATCATTGCTTACAAAGGACACACTTCGCAAGGTTTTGAACAATATTTTGCCACTCATTAGGAAAGAACTAAAATCTTGTCGGCGTCTTGGCGAATTGTTAAATGAGGTCAGTCACCAATTGGTTGCAAAGGACATTCCTCGCGATGTGTTACGCAAGATTTTGCCACTCACTATGCGTGTGAATCTATGTGCAGCGGAAAAGGTTCTTCCTGAAGAGGAAGATCTAAATTTTGCGCTAGATCTTTTTACCGAAATTGCTGGGTGCGCATACGAAGACGAAGACGAAGATATGACGCTTGGCAGTCTGTTGATGGATCTCTCTAGAATATTGGTCACAACGACCATTCCTCGCGATGCGTTGAACACGATTTGGGAACTTACAGTGCGCGTCAAACTATACGAAATAGATAAGGTTATTCCGGCGCGCGAAGATCTATTGTTTGCACTGGATCTCTTCGGCGAAATCTCTACACATGCAGGAGTGGACGGCTCGGAGGTGCAAAGAATAATTGACGAACTCATTGCACGCCAAACGATGGAAATACTTGCGAGGATTGATGCAAAAGTCTAGGCTGATGTTTTTTGATAGGGGTTTTATATTCATATACATTATTGCATTTTGTTTATTATAAGGCATAAAGTATAACCATTATGACAATCTTGTCTATTGCATTAATAAAAACATGCCAACAATTTTGCGTAATGCTCATTGTCCTCGCCATAAACTGAGGATGTTTGCGATGATTAAAATAGTTATAAACTTTGGTAAGAGAAATGTTGCGTGACATAGGAGTTATTGTCATTGTTGAAATTACTCAATTTATAAATTGATTTTTATTGGCTTTATGATCAATAAACTCTATATCGTAATATAAAATTCTCAAAAATGTAAGTGCAAAGCACTCATATTCGGCTCTTGTTCACACCGCAAAAGGCATAGTTTTTTGTGTCTTAGTAAAGGGAGATCCTACGGATATGCAAATTCCCGCATCATGTCCATGTCAATGTGGCATGCCTTTTCCCGAAGACCCAAGAGGGTCATTTATGGCACCATTGCCTGAAGGCGTCCGGTGTCTAGTATGCGATGATGCATTATGCGAATGGCCTGTTTCGCGAATTATTTTTGCGTCATATGCACAGATTCATGAAAGTGTTGCATTTGGATCTGGGACTGGGACTGGGACTGCATTTGGATCTGGGTCTGGATCTGCATTTGGATCTGGATCTGGATCTGTAATAATACGCCACGGCGCCAGTGCTAGTGTCACTGTATTGAGTGCAGACCAATCTGCAAAGTGCAACGATGCTCCTATGAGTGCAGAAAGCAAAAGCAACAGCAACAGCATGATCGAGAGTGAACCAAATTCATGTCTGACATGCGGCAAGTGTTGCAACAATCCAGTTGTGCGTTTTGTTGCAGATCAGAAACCAGAAGAGGTCAAGATTGATTTGATGAGGATTGCGGCGAAGCTTAAAAAGTAGGTTGAACGGGAGATTGCTTTTATAATTATAATTATTATTGTTAATATATTTATTCTTTGCAAAGTTAAGTTGACTGTTAATTGTAGATATGTGCTTGTTATAAACACAATTTGTTTATTTTTTACTCAATTTGAACAATTGATTCTTTTTTTGTTTATTTTAATATATTATGAATATATTAAAATAAACAAGGTTTCCCGAATAACACTCTCAAGAATGCCGGCAACTGCAATGGCAGTTGCAACTGCAACCAGTTCCCTTACACTAGCATGGGCCGCCATGCTCGGATATAATACAAGTGTTGCAGGCAGTTCGAATATACTAGAATCGGCGATAGAAGCCGTTGCAGAAGCATGGGCCGAAGAGCTCACAGCTTTTCTCCCACCAACATCAAACAGGTGGGCTATACTACTATTGGCGAGTAAAGCAGCTGCTAGTGAAGAATGGGCCGAAGTGCTCACTGTTCATATCGCAAATGAAGACAGTGCGGCTATACTAGGAATGGTCAACGAGCTCGTTGCTCATTTTCCAATTATAATACACTAATCATTGTTGTGCATTATAATTGCCGTTATTTGTCTTTTTCATTATTTAATTAATAATTCTTTGCTTTGCAATGTAATAAACCGATATATTTTGTTATATGTAGATAATATAAAATTGCATTACATTGCATTACATTACGATTGCATTATGATTGCAATCTTAAATCCTTTTTTACTCAATTTATAAATTGATTATTATTGTCTTTATTACATTATCGAATTATATTACATTATAACACTCTCAAGAATGCCGTGCTGGACATGGACAAGGGGTCTTCGTGTTGATGTTGCTTTTACAGTAGCAATGCAGCGCTTGTTTGCGCATGGATCTGGACAGTCTCTCGGAAATCTGTTAACAACCATCTGTAGCCTATTAGCTGGGATGAACATTCAGACCCATGAGATTCGTCTGTATTTGGCGCTCCATACCCGGATTAATCGCAGTGATTCAGCTGGTATGATTCCAGAACAGTCAGATCTACGACTTTCACGGGTTCTTTTCGCGGAAATTGCTGATCTTGTAGAGGTAGACAGTTCGGCAATACTAGCAATGATAGACGCTCTCATTGTTTGATTTGAGAGTGCGCTTGCACTTGCAAGCGCAGGCGGAATGCAAGTGCGCTTGCAATGCAACAATTTCTATTATTGGTCTTTTTCATTATTCATTTAATATTCTTTGCATTTACATTGCATTGCATTGCGTTGCTTTGTATTAGTATAAATGCATACGTATGATTATAATAATGTAATGTTTATTGAGTTTCCAACTTGGTTATAAATATTTTTATTATTGTAAATAAACCCATTTATAAAAGATTGCAACCATAATAACTCCTTTGGCGGTAAATCATACATGTAATAATATTCAATATTATAATTGAATTGAAATAAAATGATTTGAATTATACTATTGCAAATGAGTGAAAAGATAATAGCGCAATGGTGGAAAAAGCATACTTATTTACATAATTTAAAAAAAGTCAAAGAAAGTATGACATCAGAATTAACATTAACAGATATGCAAGATTTTTCTAATATGTGTGCCGCAATTATTCAAAAATGCGCAAGCAATGGACCGGGTGCCGGATTATCATCAGGAACACTGATTGATATGCTATTATGTGATTTTCTAAAAGAAAAACTCGATGAATATGAACAATGTCATTCTGGCGAATGTGATATTAAAATTAACAATGTCCCATTATCATTTAAAAAAATAAATGGCAAATCAACCATAGCATTAGATTGGTCTAAAAATCTATCTTCTTGTATCAAAAAAGATAAGTTTACATGTTGTATTATAATATTAAACTTAAAAACAGAAATGTGGTGGAAAACTAACCCAAAGAAACTATGCAAATATAATATAAAGTTAAAATATAATGATACAATTCCATCGGGCTTTTATATAATAGATAAACAATTTTGCAAGTATTACATAAAAACAACGCATAACAATAAAACAAATACATTAATAGAACCAAACTATTTATACCAAATGCTTAAACGCAGCGCACAGTTAAACTTATTTGTGCCAGTGCCTCCGCCAAATTTGATAATAAAGAAATTTAATATATTACATGCCTTCTTATGATTGTAATAATGGCTTACCAAACATTAAAAAATTAGCACTGGCCTCTATCATTTTAACATTTACTGAGTTTCCGACTTGTTTATAAATATTTTTATTATTGTAAATAAAACCGTCTTCAAAAGATTGCAACCTCAATAACTCCTTTGGTGATAGTCTTCTACTTTCCGGACCATATATTGGGGTCATTGCCATAGCAACGAGTGTAGGTATATAATCACATCTTTTTACGCGAATACCTGAACCACGACAACTCCATAAAACTGTGTTCATGCTATCTCCTACTTGTAAATCACCTGCTTGCCATTCAAATTTTCTTACAGAACCTGACCAATTATCACATAATCTTGATGCTTCAAGCCATGGTTTTAATAAAGCAATGTGTTCGGTATACCATGCAATATTTTTGTCTATCCAAGATTTATATTTCAAATAAAATAATTTGGGCGCCTCAGTATCCCAATAATCCGTCCATATAGGAAATTTTGGCATAGGTATTCCAGACATAATAATAAGTTGCATAAAATTGTTCCATATAGTTTCTACATCTTTTAGTTTGCCTTCAATTGTATATTCATATGTATCAGGCAAAATAATATCTTTAATATTTACTGTGAGAGTTTTTTTGCAATTCTTTGGAATTATAGGCAATAATGGTAAATCGTGTAAATCTTTACGAACACATAATATTATTACTCTTTCTCTATTCTGCGGAACATCGAAATGTAATGCATTTAAGATAATAGGTTTTGGGTAGGTATAATAACCTAATGAAGTTATATTATCATAAATAGTTTTCCAAGTATTCCCTCCATCATGTGATGCTAAATTTCTAACATTTTCTAATATTAAATACTTAGGATTATGTTTCATAATTATTTTACATATATTAAAAAATAAATTGCCGCGATCATCTGCGAAGCCTTTTTGATTACCTGCTTTACTAAATGGTTGGCAGGGAAACCCTCCACATAATACGTCAAAATTGGGTATAGCGTCAATATTAATCTTTGTTATATCTGCCTCGGGTGTAATACCGTAATTTGCTTCATAAGTTTTTCTACAGTCTTCGTTAATATCGCACGCGAATACACATTTTCCGTTTAATTTAGTCATTGCTTGATGAAACCCGCCAATCCCGCAGAATAAATCAATAAATGTAAAATCTATTGGAGTTGTTGTAGTTATAGTTATAACTGGTTGTATTTTTATATTTATTGTCTTATTATTAATAAGTTCAATTAATTTTGCTTTTGTCTTTGATTTGCATTTGGTTATGCCAAGATTTTTGCATTTTTCTAATAGTTCTATTTTAGTCATTTTAATATTAATCATATTATCTTATAATATTATTACATAATTATATTTCAATTCAAAACAAATCAAAACAATTACAATATTAGTTGAACTTATTAATTATAAAACAATATTAAATTACATGTTATTTTATTGCAATAAATAATAGCCATGATATCCTATTGAAGCAAATCCTAACATTAACAACAACTCAAAATAAAATCTTTGCGTATGTTCTTTTTTTAGTCCTATTATTAATAAGATCGGCCCAATAAGGAATACATGTATACCTGCAATACATGTATTCTTATCGGCTATAATTTTTTTATATAACAAAAATCCATGATATATTATTACTATAGTGCCTAATACCAACAAGGTGGGATACATAAAAACCGGCATATTTATGCCAGTAATCCCTACATATAAAAATAGGCTTCCGATTATGATTATATGAAATAAACGAATACTAGAGTTAGAGTTAGAGGTCATATAATAATATAATAATATTGTTAATGGCATTCTATTCTGATATAATTTCCGCATATTTAAGTAATGAAATAAATATATCCAAAATGTGTATAACGTTGCAATCGCGCTCGCTTTCTAATGTAGAAATAGATGAAAGAATAACTTCATACTTACGTTGTAGTGTAAAGGAAATAATAAATGTTGACAAATTAGTTATAACAGCCTACCTGCAATCGTGGTATAATGTATTAAACTACTTAATAATTACCGGAAAATATTTATACCTAACAAAAGGTATACTTTATGGCGCAAGACTAACCCCAAAGTTTATGTTAATACATGCTCGCAATATTTCAGATAAGTTTAAATGCTCGCCCGCGGTTATACCTTATTTACAAGTTTTTGAAGTAAAACAATTTTTTCCCATGTTTCGCTTGAATGAATTACGCGCATGGAGAAATACCTGGCCACAATATATTAATATAAAAAAACTCAATAAATGGATAGATAAAGAGTCATGGCGTTTAAGTATGCGGAATTATTGGATAACTGCGTGCATTGTGGTATAATATTATATCATAATATCCTAATGGATACATATTGCATTGCCATAATTATAATAATAATGGGATTATACCTTTTATTACATATGACTATTATAAACATTGTGGAAATACATAATTGTATTAGATCAATTTAATCTATGCACAAACAGTTACACGATGAATGCATTTTTTCGACTATTGTTGATAGAGCGACATATCCCCCGCATTTAGTGCAAAATTCGCATTGATATTGCTTACCTCCAGGATTTATCCAATATATAAATTCTTCTGGAAACCTAATATATCTCGAACTGTTGTTAATGCTTGCCACTATTAGGTTTAATCTGCTTTTTGCGAGTTTTTCTATATCATAATAGGCAAACTCGGTTATTAAGGTAATTATACTATGTGGAAAAGGCAATCGAGATAACGCGAGGATTTTGTTGTTCATTATTCTGCGTGTTTTGCGCTTTGTTCGTTATTCATCATAATTTATTTTTCAATTACATTACATCATAATGTAATTGAAAAGGCTTAAATATTCTAATTCTTTATTATACAAATAGGAACAAATATATATTATTTAGGATATATATTATTTATCTTTTATAACTTATTAATGTATAATATTTTGCTTGAAATTATATATTACTCTTTAGAGTAATTCTCTATTTCTTTGCGCCATTATGCTTAGTGGGACTTTTCTTTGTGCCTTTACGCTTAGTAGGACTTTTCTTGCGTATACTAGTAATATTTCTTTTTGATCCTCCACCCTGTGTTTTAATACTATTAATATAAACTATAATATCTGGACGTTTATGTATTGCGGAATATACCCAATAATCATGGGCACGGTTAATATTTTCTGTAAACGTTGTTGTTGGAATATTATAAGTAATTTTGATACTATCGCCTTCTTTAACACTAAATTTGTTTTTTATATGTGTAATAAATATATCATAATCCTCATACATATCTGTTATTTGTTATGTTTGTCCTGGAAGAATCGCGCTTATTTATATTAATATAAAATATATTATATTTTTTTATTATATTGTAATGTAATGGTTTCAAAACAATAATCAAATACGTTATAATAATATGCTTAAGTTGTAAAAAGAACTGCACTAAAAAAATGGGTCGAGTTTACAGATTATCCTTAATTGTTATTGGGGAGATTTTGCTTCACATGAATATGAAGACGGAACATATTGGCATAGATCTGATGAGATTATTATTAATAATAGGAATGCGTTTATTGACACCTTTGATATTATATCAAATGCAAAACCACCTAAGGCTATATTTAATTTTATTTATAATAATTTCTTAGATATAATTATCTTGATCATTTAGAGTTTTATAAAAGTTATACTAATAAGTTTATTATAATATCAAGTTCGTATACTGCAGCAAAAAGAAAACTGGAAGAACATATAAATAAAGGCTGGCAAAGAATTAAACCCTTATATTCTACAGATGCAACTACTTTTTATATTGAGTTTATAATATCATAAAGAAGAAGTTTATTATAATAATTGAAAATATAATATATTATTTTTAATACATTAGTATGTGTGAGAGGTTCATTGATGATATGGAGCCAGTATTGGATGAATGGAGTGAAGGTTATGGAGATATAGCAGATACATTTCCTATTCCTGTATCACATCATAGTGATATGCGTGATGATTTACAACGGGAAGGCATATTGTATATATTAAGTATTATGAAAAAATATAATAAAACTCCCATTGTTTTTTTTAGACTAGTCATATGTGGTGCTGGGTGTTTTACAACAATTACTATAGATTGTAATTTTAATCTATATATAGCAAAGGTTAAACTTGGAGTTGGATATTTGCAACATTATAATCAAAATTATGATTTTGATATTACACTAAATAATGAATTTATATATACACATATAACAAAAGTAACATATATGTATACAGCAGATGGAAGAATTGCACAAGACACTCGGCCTATTTATACTAGGCATATTAATGAGTATAAAATATCTGAAGAATGGTTTAAACAAGATAAACTTTCAAATTTTTGTATAGATAAAATAAAAATTATTTTAGACCGTATAGTTTTTCTTGATTGTGGTGATAGAGCATTACCAATTATTATGAAAATACAATCATCCTTTATAGAACTAAATAAAAAACTACGGAAAAGTGCAGATATAATAAGTAGAAAAATTACATCATCGCCAATCGGTGAAGATTATGAAAAAGAATTAGACAAAAAAGATGCATTAATAGCAAGTTTGCAAAATAAATTAGATATAACATCGGCCGAGTTATATAAAACCAATGCAATAATTGCGACATTACAACATGAATGCCAAACATTAACTGAAAATTTGCAATCAAGCAAAGAGGAATTATATAAAACTAATGCAGACCACGAAGTAATAATTACTGAGTTAGAATGTAAATGCCTGGAACTTACTATGACAATATCTGAAAAAGATGCAATAATCGCACGGCATGCCGAAATTTCTGAAGAAGAAGCCGAACTTAAAGCAAGTAGCATATATTACAAGTTATACCCTGATTATATTGATAGCATAGGAAACATATATAAAAAAGATAATGCAACAGTTCCAGATGAACTTCTTATATCATATATAGACCATATGGGATACTCTAAATTTATTGGAGATAATTTTGAAATTATTTATTCGAAAGATAAGTTATGCCTAATGAAGCATTCTGATTGTTATATTATCAATAATAATCTTCCAAAGATAGCAAAAAAATTAATAAAAATGCTTAAAAAAGGAGTGGTTTGTCATAGACCAAGTTTTATTTATACTACACCACGAGATAAACTTATTGGAAATGATAAGTCGTTAGATGAAACCACTTTAAAAGAGTTTGAATATATTGGACCTGGACATAGAGAAGTATATTATAATAATGGCATATTTAAATATATTTAGCCTAAGTAATAAGTAATGCAGATATTAATATTTCCGGTTACCCGGAAATATTGGCTGATGTTTTTCTTTGTTATAACATAATTTCCAAAGATTATTATAATATCGATAAATATGAGTAGATATAATAAATAAGAATAAGTATAATACTAAATAATATTCAGGGTTAACCTTAAATAATATTCAGGATTAACCTTCAATAATATTCAGGGTTAACCCTGAATATTATTGATAAAATCATGCTATATTAATATACTTAAAGAATTATTTGCAGATTGTGCAATGCAATGTAATGTAGAATTTAATAATAAAACAACTTTGTGGATTAGTAATGCCCAGCAAGGCGGTAGTAATAGATTTATCACTTATCATAGAGATTAATCTGATTAAATTAAGAATATACTTGAATTTCGCTTGACCCATAGGGGTCAAGCGAAATTCTTCTTTAATAATATTATAGTTTTGCTTATGCCGCATGGCATAAGCAAACATATATTAAACACTTAAGTAATATATAATCTTACTTTTTGCTTGACCCCTATGGGTCAAGCAAAAGATATATTAAGTCTCATAAATGTAAAAATCTATTATATGTAGATATATATTATATCATAACCCTGGATTAATTATAATCCCGACCTTAATCTTTTTTGTGTTTTATTTTAAAGTTGCATAAATATTATTAATAAAATAGACAGGGTATAATACTAAATAATATTCAGGGTTAACCCTGAATATTATTAATAAAACAGAAAAGGTATAATACTAAATAAGATTAGGTATAATACTAAATAATAAAACAGAAAAGGCATAATACTAAATAATATTCAGGGTTAACCCTGAATATTATTAATAAAACAGAAAAGGTATAATACTAAATAAGATTAGGCATAATACTAAATAATATTCAGGGTTAACCCTGAATATTATTAATAAAACAGAAAAGGTATAATACTAAATAAGATTAGGCATAATACTAAATAATATTCAGGGTTAACCCCAATTCAATTTTTTTTTGTATTTTATTTTGAAGTTGCATAAATATTATTAACAAAATAGACACGGTAATAATACTAAATAAGACTTGGTATAAATATTATTAATAAATTCAGTCAGAGTATAATACTAAATTAGGTATAAATACTAAATAATATTCAGGGTTAGCATTATTACAATCATATATAATAAGAAATTGCATTTGCAATTGCAATTGCAATTACAATTGAAAATGCAATTGAAATATTTATTAATTCAATTACAATCATAGTTTTAATGCAAAGCAATATTACAAAATTAATAAATGATTTATACATTGAAAACGCAAAGTTAAAGGATAAAACAAACGTATCGTTGGCTAAAATGTTTGAGTGGTATACCTGTTATAAACTAACTAACCATTATGCCCGCCCTTTTTACCATTATTCCGATATTGACCCTGATTTTAAAGAAAGAAATTATATGTCATATGGCGATACTGGAATAGATGCATGTGATTTATGTAATTGCATAGTGCAGTGTAAACTACGTTCTGGATCATTACGTTATGATGAATGTTCGACGACTTTCGCCAGCCAAAACAGTTATTGTGATATAACTAAAGCAATTATTGTCCGATGGCCTGAAATTATAATAGCACGTAATGACGATTCAAAATTAAGTGCAAATTTACGAGGGCATAATGCCAAGAGATTTATAGATATGAGGTATAACGTAAAAGAAATGCTTGAATTTTGCGCGACGATTATTCCAAGCCCCGAAATTATGCCCCTTTATGAGACCAGGGATTATCAGACAGAAGCAATTAAATTAATTAATTCCGATTGTAAATTTTGCATTGTGTCGTTGCCTACAGGAACAGGGAAAAATTATATTATAATACAATCAATGAAACCCAGGTGTAAGTATTTAATCTTAGTTCCTCTCATTGTTCTTATGGAACAATTATGCCAAGAGATTATAAAGATGCTTCCTTCATTAGAACCGCAAATTCAAATGTTAGGAGATGGACACATTATATATGACCCCTCGGCATTAATTACTATATGTTGTTATAACTCCGTTCATTACATAACAGACATGGATTCATTCGATAAAATATTTATTGATGAGGCACATCATATTTATCCGCCTGGTATATATTCCGATGAAGAAGAAAATATAAATGAAGAAGAGCCATTGCTTCAATCAGCAGATATATTCGGCGAAGCGGAATTTACAATAACTCCACGCAATTATTTAGATATAATTAGGGACATAAAAGAAAATGTTGTTTGCCTGTCTGCGACTATAGATAATATACCTGGGTCGACTTATTTTTCTCGAGATATTAGGCAGATGATAACAGATAAATACTTATGCGATTATGCAATATATGTTCCTATTTTTACGCGATCGGGGCATTCTTCTATATGTTCTTATTTGATTCAAAACCATGATTCCATTATAATCTATTGTGCAAATAAAAAAGAAGGGCGTGAAATAAACAAAATAATAAATGATTTATGCACTGGATGTTCTAAATATATTGATTGTGATACAAAGAAAGGACGCCGTGATAATGCAATAAAGAAATTTCGCAGCCAAGAGTTGCGGTTTTTAGTAAATATTCGCATTCTTACCGAAGGATTCGATGCACCGTGTTGTAAAGGCGTTTGTTTTATACATATGCCGAAAAGTAAAACAATGACTGTGCAAATTATAGGGCGATGTTTGCGATTACATTCAAGTAAAATAATTGCTAAGGTTATACTACCTTATTCTACTGAGGACGATGATTCTGCAATTAATTCTTTTTTAAAGGTTATTTCAGAAAATGATTCTCGGATAAGGATATCTAATGTAAATAAGCAGTTAGGCGGATATATTAATATTTTTCCTGGAGATAAAGATGAAGTGGATGATGGCGAATATGAACTTAAATATTTGCGTATTTATGATAGTCTTGGTAGGCTAAATGGATGCGTTGATGATTGGCTGCAAAAATTAGATGAGGTTAAAGCTTATATTGATGCGAATGGTGCACGTCCAAGTTCAAAAAGCAAAGACGAAGAAATTAAACAATTGGGATCGTGGCTGTCTACCCAAAAAAAGAATTATGATAAAAATATAAACACAATGAAAGACGAAGAAATACGTAAACATTGGATATCCTTTAAAACTGATATTAAGTATTCTTTCTGTTTCTTGTCTAATGAAGAAATATGGTTACATCATTTGGAGGAATGCCGTAATTATATAGATATTAATAAAAAGCGTCCAAACCAACACAGCAAAGACAAAGAAATTAAACAATTAGGGGCATGGCTATCAACACAAAAGATTAATTACGATAAAAATATAGGAATAATGAAAGACGAAGAAATACGTAAACATTGGATATCCTTTATAACTGATATTAAGTATTATTTCTGTTTCTTGTCTAATGAAGAAATATGGTTACATCATTTGGAGGAATGCCGTAATTATATAGATATTAATAAAAAGCGTCCAAGTTCAGAAAGCAAAGATAAAGAAATTAAAACATTAGGAATATGGCTATCTAATCAAAAGATTGATTACCCTAAAAATTTACATATAATGAAAGATGAAGTAATCCGTAATCATTGGATTTCTTTTATAACTGATATTAAGTATTCTTTCTGTTTCTTGTCTAATGAAGAAATATGGTTACATCATTTGGAGGAATGCCGTAATTATATAGATATTAATAAAAAGCGTCCAAGTTCAAAAAGCAAAGACGAAGAAATTAAACAATTAGGGGCATGGCTATCAACACAAAAGAAGAACTACGATAAAAAAATAGGAATAATGCAAGACGCAGAAATCTACGATAAATGGACTGCTTTTATAAATGATATTAAATATTCTTTTTATTTTTTATCTAATGAAGAAAAATGGAGGTATAAATTGCAGGAATGCCGTAATTATATAGATATTAATAAAAAGCGTCCAAGCATGACAAGCAACGACAACGAAATTAAACAATTAGGAAAATGGCTATCACATCAAAAGACTAATTACGATAAAAAAATAGGAATAATGCAAGATGAAGCAATCTACGATAAATGGACTGCTTTTACAACTGACCCTGCATATGCAAAGTATTTTTTAATAAAAATTACATTATAACATAGCATGAAAAATGGCTTAATTAAAACTGCATGGACTACTTTTATAACAGACCCTAAATATGCACACTTATTTCCCTTAAAAAATAAATAATATCGTGGAATTATTATTATAAAAGAACGGAATTGATTAATAATTAACTAATAACATTAAATATGTCTTTACTCCTATCAAAAAATATTATCGCTAAAATAGGTGAAGATGTGCCAAGTTCTGAAGACTTTATAAATGTAATTAATTTAAACACTTTATACCATAATTTTCCTATATTTGATATAGTTGCAACACATAAGAAAGACGGACAGACATATGTTTTTTCTGCAAAAGCAAGGAAAAAATATGGACAGAATGGCAAAATAAATCCAAGTTATAATATTCTGTCAGGTAAAAACATTGCACAAAAATATAAGAAAGCCCTTGATTTATTGGCAACATTTGGTTATTCCGATGTTCATTGTTGCTTCTTAATATGTCCTATCCAAAACGATTGTGATATTATTTATTATTATGGGGATATAAAACCAAGATATATATCCTCATATAATAATGACATAGGTTTTCTTGCAGTATCTACATGTCCCGCGTCTCTTGATAAATATGCAATATTTGGCACTCATGAATGGTCTTATATTAATGATAAGTATAACAAAGCATGATTTCAGATGGAACATATTTTCATTATGATATGTCATAATCATTATTGCTTCTTAATATGCCCTAGCCGAACAGAATATATAATTCATTATTAATATATATCTGATCAAACATTACTGTATAAATTACAAGAAGTCCATAGATATAAATAATAAATATTGCTCTTTGACATTTATACTAATATAATAACATAAACAGTCTATTTATAAATATTATTTTTAATGCTATAAAACTAATAATTAAAATTAATTATACCTATACCTCCCCCCCCCCAAGGTAGTCGAAGTATTTGACTTTTCCATATTAAAAGTTATAACCAATATTAACAAACCAACTAATCTTATGATAGATCTTATAGTTATAATACTTAAAAAAGAGATTTCTATAACAATACTAAGAAATCCTGATAGGGAAATAATACCGCCTAAAACAAATAAAAAAATAATTAATGGAGTAATCATATATTAATTCGCATTCTTTGGATATTGGTCGTGATAATATGAAATAATTAATGGATTTATAATTATATCTATTCGCGAATATCAAGTATAATGATTACATTATGTAAAAGAAAACATCAAGGTTTTCTTTTAATATTATCGCCACATTCAGGCATAAAAGCAATATTACCTAATAAACCAGCCAGTGTTTTATTCTGAAAAAACAATGCAGGGCTCGCAGAGAACCCGGATTTTTGGTATAACCTGCGCAACATTGTATCACATGCTTCTTGCATAGGCAACGCATTTTGCAGGACATATTTCGCAATATTTACGGAATACCCGCACGCATGGGTGCATAATGGCTTTGTATTGACAACTAAATTCTTCGAAAATTTGCGATTCTGTTTGCATTTATCAAAACACCGGCCGAGATTAATTATATCATATGATTCGGGCAGTTCTTTAAATATATTTTGTAATCGACGCGCAGTTTTTATTGGATTTTTTTGCAAAATATCATCTTCAAAAATGAAACAATGAGATTTTTTTGTATTAAGAAATAGTTCAAATATGCGCATATATGATAATTGCAAAGCAAGGACGCCTTTCAACTTGCTATTTATATAAATGTTATTTTTCGGATCCTCTTCAAAGGTGCGTAAATCCATATGCGGATAATTTTCGTTTGCTAAATATTTAGATAAGTATTTATCGCCAATCACGCCGTCGCGATGGAGTTGATATAAAGGTGGCAACTCTTTTGCATTTACTGCGGGGACAAATTGCGCTTTTATGCCCATATTAGAAAATACTTTTCTTATGTATTCCTCGCGCTGAGGCATATAGATCACGTATACCGGCCCCGGAAATTCCATATAATAGTTGTAATTATAATTATCCGATAATGGCGCTAAACTGTTATTATATTGTATATTAATCTTTTTTGTGTTTTAGTTTGAATTTCTGTATATAAGTTTTAATCGAGGCAACTCTACGTAATTTAATCTTGTGCCCTTTCTTAGTGCTTATTATTATAAGTTTTTTATTAGCCTCTTTCAATTCAGCAGTTATTTTAGCAAGATGGTCTTCTTTTTCAGATAGCATTCTTTGGATATTAGCTATCATTAGCATGTTTTCATGGGATTTTTTGTTTAGTTCTATGAAAGTTGCTTGTATACATTGCACTTGTGTATTAAGTATAGCACATGCGTTTATTTCAATACTAACAATATTACAAAAAATTTGTTTTATTTTGTCTATTAAAATATTAGAAAGAGGAGAATTATGTAATCCGGTTTTACATATTATATCATAATTAGAGCGTTTTGAAACATTACTTGCAAAAGTTTTTAATTCATATAAACTATTATAATATGGATCCTTTGGATTATTTATTGTTATATCATAAATATACTTTGGTCCCCAGCAATTAGTAAGTCTTTCTAATATTCTTATTTCATAAATATTAAATGCAATATCTATAATAATAAGAAAAGATGGAACAAATCTATCGCTTTCATATTGTGATTGTCCAATATAACGACAATAAATGATATAAGAATGAATTATATAGCGATTATTATCTTTGATTAATCCTGAGATTTCTTCAAATCCTTTCATAAATAATTGATTAACTTCTGAATGCTGATGTGAAGTTATTAATTTTGTTTTAATATATTCAATATCAACCAAGCCATAGTTTTCAGTCCATTCATCCGCAGAACGGTATAACCCCTTAATATAATCCATTTTCAACTTCTCGCATTCTTTGCTTAACTTTTCGTTTATTTCTGGGATTATACCCGAAAGAAAAGATGAGATACTGTCCATAGCAAGGCATTAATAATATTATTATAATTAATTCAATTAACCTTTAGAAGTATCAATGTTTATAAATTGATTTTTAGTTATAACAAATTATACTAAGTATAATGAACTTTCCAGAAATAGACGAAGAAACTATTATTTCCAATGCAATATATGATTCTATCGACGACAATGACGAAGATTCAAATGACAACAACGAAGATGAAGCAATTGAGTATGAAAACTCATTGAAAAGAAGCATGTATTATCAATATTACGATAATTATACCTCGCCAGATGGTCGCATATATAAAAAAGATAATGCTACTGTTCCATACGATCTTCTCATTAAATATATAAACCATATGGGATATACAAAATTTACAAGTTATAATTTCGAGTTTAAATATTATTCCAGATATGCTACAATAAAAAAATATGATTCAAAGAAAAAATATTCAATAAGCGACGACAAGGAAATCGAAGCAAAACTATTGAAAATGATTAACAAAGAAGGATGCATATGTTATAGACCAAGTTTTATTTATACTGCTGGTTTTCTTATAGGAAATGACTGTTCATTTTCCGGCAATTTAAAAGACAAGGAATATTCAGGAATCGGATCTCGCGAGATAAGTTATTATAATGGCGCATTTTCTCCTGAAGAATGATGATATATTATAATCTAAGATTGTTAATTATTCTTAGAGTTATATTATAACAAAGTAAAATAAGTTATAATATAACTTAATAAAAACAAAACTGTTGTTTTTATTATATTTTTTTAGCAAGTTTTTCCGCGTATTCAACAACATCACACGCGATGTATGCTTGTGCGAGAATATCACGAAAACCTTGTCGCATCCATGCAACAGAATCTGATTTATATCTGCGGACACACATGCGTTTTAGTTGCCTTAATGACAATTTTCCGCTTTCAACCAGGATCTTAATATCGGCCTTTTTGCGCGGAGCGCTTTTAAACCTAATGACACGTCCGCGATTTGCTTTGATTTGAGCCCGACTAAGATCAGAACCGCACATGCAAATGCAGGTGCATTTGCACAAACAACCGCACTCACCGACAAGTGAACAAGCACAAGAACCGACACAAACATGCGTTTCATATGCGGCCTGTGCTTCTAGTCTCCTTATTCGATTAGCAAGAAGCAATTCTGCTAATGGGGATGATTCGCTTAAACTCATTGCTGGCGCAGACATCTTTGCATGATAATAACATATAGAAATATATTATTTAAATCACAAATAAATCAATTTATAATAAATAGTTGCATTATTACTAGATAAATATTAGCTATAATTTGGGCCGGATACTATGGAATACGAAAAAGTATAATTACCGCTGGTTGCACTATTATTATTAATCTGAAATGAACATTCGCCGGCCGGTATCTGAGTAAAACTAACCGCAGCATATGAGGGATTAAGGCTTGATCCTGTTCCAGAATAAGTCGCCATTTGTGCAGACCCGGTAGAACCAGTGCTACAATAAAAAATGACATTATCATAGAAGAAATTAAGTCCGCCTCCATAATTTATTGATAAACTTACTTTGATTGTTCCTGTAGTATTGATTAGCGATAATGGAACCGAAATTGTTGTTACGCTAGTTGGTAATGTTGTTCCTCGCGAAACAGTTAAACCTCCAGGGATTGAAGGATTCAATGTAGTATAATTAAGCTGTGAAACTGTTAAATCTTTAACTCCTGTTATGTCTTGATTTTCCGCATTGTTGCCCATTGCTAAAATATCTGATAGATTAAGATAGAATCCTTGCGTCATGCATAAATTAGTTAATGTGCAAGTGTTGCCACTACTAACATAACCATAAGCCATCATTTGGTAATTATCCGGCGGTATTATTTGATCCAATGAAACTATATGGGTTCCATTTATATATGTTCTTAATGTGTTGCCTGATATTTCCATTCTGAGCAATACTGTTAAACCTACATAAGGATATGTTGCATTTGATGGTATTGCTTTTATAAGCGATTCAAAAGGATAAAAAAGTATACCATATGAAATGGGCGTTGTTGCAGTCGGGGTTTTTGTATAACCAAAAGACATAGAGTTTGAACCACTATTACTAGTATAAACAAGATTGGCTTGTATTGTTGGATTGAATAAAGCATTTGTTGAATAAAAACCGTTGTCATAAGATGAATGTGAAATTATAACAGTTCCGCCAGCATATGTCGTAGATGGTAATAATGTTAAGTCTAATATTTGAGTTATAGTATTGACAATAAGCGTTTCAGTGCTTATAGAATTGGTATTAACAATATCAGTCGAGTTTGATTGGACGACTGATATATTATTAACTCCTGTTATGTTTAAATTTCCCGCTCCTGCCCCTGCTGTTAAAACCTGTGTTAAAGTTGGTTTGTTATAATATGAATCATAAATTATTCCTGTTTGTGTTGCAAATGTTGAGGATGTAATTTTTAAGCCACTTCCTCCGTTTGACTGCACGGCGGTGTATACATTAGGACTTTGAACGATGGTCATTTGATTACAATTATTTATTTGATGAGTGGCCATATCTAAATCACTTGTTGCGGTTGCGATAAATGGCGGTTTATTAAAACATGAATCATAAATTTGCCCGCCTGTTGCACCTGTTCCGCCATCATCAGTGCGAACATATAGACCACTTAGTGGAGATGAGTTGTCGCTTTGTATCCCTAATGTCGGCTTGTTAGGTTGTAGAAAACCATTTGGCACAAAACTAATATAAGTAGTATTATTAATTGGTTGCAAATTCATAACTAAAGGACTAGTAGCAGAACCATTGAATGGCGGTTTATTATAAAATGAATCATAAATTTTCCCAGGATTACCACCACCATTAGTGCATACACTAAGACCACTTAGTGTAGATGAGACTTCGCTTTGTATTGTTAATGACGGTTTAGTAGATCCTGAAATACCAATAGGAGCAAAACCAATATAAGATGTATTTTCAATTGGATTCACTTTCATATCTAAAGGAATAGTAGCCGAACCATTAAATGGGGGTTGATTATAATGAGAATCATATAAATCGCCCCATTTATCACCCCAACTTGTTTTTGTATATCTTATATTTCCGCTTACTGGATTTATTCCGATTGCACATTGTTGGCCTGTGTCTCCTATATCTAATTCTACGATACCATTTAAACCCTTCCCCCGGCTGAAGCATAAAAGCCTGTTAAGCCTCTACTTGCATTACAAACATCAGCCAATGTTGGAGGGTTATAATTAGAATCGTAAATAATACCTTGAGGTGAATATTGCCCTTGTTGAATTGTCATTAATGATTTGCCATTAACCTGTTGGCATTGAAATGATAAAGTATCAGCATCAACCTGAGTATTTTGATTTTTAAATGTTTGATAAAATACATCAGTTATTGCTTTAAAGTTCATATTTAAATCAGATGTCGCGGTTGCACCAAATGGCGGTTTATTATAATATGAATCATAAATTAAACCAGGATTCACACCACCATGAGTGCATACACTAAGACCACTTAGTG